CATGCACAGTGCCCTCATTCATAGTTGATTCATTCACTGAACGTTTCGTATGAATATTGATATCTTTATCGCCATGATAGTGGGTAACAGTCGTCTTGCCCTTCTTATACACATGAACGTCACCTTTAGAGTTCGGCTTGTGTGAGAATCCATTACCAACTAGATGATCATGAACTTTAGTCATATGACCGTTACTCACTTCAGCAGCGCCAGTCTGTTTTGCATCATGTTTGTCATAGTGCCTCACATTAGAGTGCCCAACTACAGCTTGCACATGCTTGACTGCTTCTTCATGATGATCTGCCGTGACCTCAGCCAAATATTGTTCTACGAGATTCATTTTTGTCCCTTGTTGTTAAAAAGAGGGGCCGAAGCCCCTCAATTATTTACCGAGTAATATTCGGCTGGCTGTATTGAACGTAACGGAAGGTCACTTCAAACTCAGCATATGTGTCCATCGAACCGGCATCCAGCTGCATCTGACCAACCACTTGAGGCCAAGCATCCGTCAGGATGAAGGTCTTAGTAATCTGATCATTCACATCCATCAGGTCCAGAGTAACGTCCGAGAAGATTTCATCCAGATTGGTCAGGCCACTATTGGATTCACTTCCGTTCATTGCTTCCGACCAACGCTCGAAAGCAGTATGGACATTGAAGTCGTTAACAGCGATGAAGGTTACGGTGAACTCTTCATAGGTACGATCGCCAGGGATTGGCAAATTACGACCACCCCAGGTAAGATCAATCGAACCCATCGTTGCCGAAGGGGTATTGGTAGTACGGGCCAGCAACGAGGCCTGGAGGCCATCACTGTTAGAGCCAGCATAAGTTGGGAAAGAGATATTCACTCTCCAACGGTTCTGACGCTGCAGACCACTGCGGATAGCAGCACGAAGACTTGCGATTGTTGACATTTTATTCCTTTATAGAGTTCGGTAAAAGAAGGGGCTTTCACCCCTCCTTTCTATTAGTTCTGCAGTTCAACTTCAGTGAAGGAAACGTCAGGACGCACAGCAGTCATGTTCAGAACCACCCAGTTGATACTATAGAGAGGTTTGACCAGCACTTGCGCAACCATCTTGTTCTCAGCCTGGACCTGACCACCATTGTTAGTTTCATCAATGATAACCTTGAAGTCCTGGAACGCTTTACGGCTCTTCATGTTACGAAGGAACGGACGGGCAGCGTTAGCGAACTGGGCACGAGTATATTCATCGTTCAGTTCAAACAGGAAGTACTTGGCCATATCAGCCAGGCTCAGCTTAGCAACAACGAAAGCCCAACGGACGTTCACGTGACCAAAAGCGGTAGGACGCGAGGTAGCCGTCTTATCACCAAACAGAACAATACCTTGGCCTGGGAAGGTCACGATAGAGTTGATACCTGTTTTGTACATCTGGTTACGATCTTCTTCCGAAGCCGACCATGCCATCTTCACGTAGTTCTTGTAGCGACCGCGTTGGAAACCAGCAAAGGAAATCCAAGCTTCAGCTTCAACGAAGCAACGAGCAGCCAGACCAGCAGTACCACCGGTTGCAGGAACCCAACGGAAGACGTCATTGTATTTATCATACATGTAGCCCCAGTTGTCAACCACGAAGGTGTACGTCGAATCTTTGTTCAGACGGTTCTGACGCCAATCGGTAACAGCAGCGCGTTCACCTTGACGGTTATTCACTACGTCTTCGATCATTGGAGCCACGAAAGCCATGCAATCACCACGGGTATCAGCCACGTCGATAATATACATTTGCTCAGCTACGCTAACAGCAGGAGACAGCAAGAACTGGAGTTCATACGCTTCTTTGTTAACGAACTTCGAGTAACCATCGATCACGTTGATATCATTGTCATCAACACCGCCGGTCAGCACAATACGACGAGCGCTCAGTGGCAGCGTTTTATCGCCAGCACGGATGAACAACGAAGAACGATTAATCGCATCATACCAGAACTTCGTGGTACCATCCGAGTTAGCCGAACCAGGCGTGTTATTCATGATCTCGTATTTCTCAAGGATAGTACCCGAGCGACCGATATCACTGATTTCCGTACGGAACGTCAGACCGAATTGAGCAGCTGGAGCAACTTGCTTTTCAGCACGACCCGAAGCTTCCAGAGTGTAGGTAACAGCGGTACTGAATGCCGAAACACTATCAAACAGAGCAGCGAAACCGCTATGAGCAGCAATCTTAGCAGCAACTTGTGCAGCAGTGTCACCATTCAGCACAGCAACGGTTTGACCCAGAACAGACAGGTTGACGTTAGCCGAACCGATGATATCAACTGCGGTTGCTACCGTGATACCAGCAACGACATCAGATGCCGAGGTGGACTTAGGACCATATGCCACGTGGGTATATTGAACCTTAGCAGTCGTCGGTTGCGACACAGCCGAGTACAGCGAAACTTTACCAGCGAACACGTTGTATACTTTACCAGCAACTTCTACTGCAGTATCACCGTTTTCCAGAGTTACATTTTCACCATAGATAGTTGCCACGAAGTTAGCCGAACCAGCGATAACGATCACCGAAGTGAAAGTGATACCATTTGTCGTAGCGCCAACTACAGCAGCTTGTCCAGTCGTAGGTGTAGCGAACACGATACGCACGGTGTTATTGGTTGCAACAGCCGATTGGTAGGTAGCAGGAACAGCAGCCAGAGCAGCAGCAACTTTACCAGCAACTACAGTAGCCGAATCACCAGCAACGATAGTCACGTTCGTACCACCAACGATGATCGAAGTTCCAGTGGCCAGGCCGCTGAAAGTCAGAATTTCTTCTTGTTTCGTACCACCAGCTGCAGTACCCGACATCGTCAGAGTTTGCTTTTGCTGAACACCACCGAGAACCGTACCACTTGCGATCAGACGTTCTTTCTGACGGTTTGCACCGGCACCAGACCATACACCGCTTGCGTCGATAACAGCGATCGAGAACTCACCAGGTTGTGGCTTGTACGAGAACTGATTGGCGTATTCCCAAGCATCGAAACCTGCGCTGTCGACAATGTCAACGGTCAGATCATTACCCAGAGTACCTGCGTACTTGGCGATGAAATCAGTACCCGACAGATTCGCTTCCACGAAGTCATTGTCGTTCTTGATCAGGGTTGGCGTCAGTCCACTTGGGAATGCGTTCAATGCTGCGTCACCTACTTGACGTACGATCCACATGCTCTTGGCATAGGACAGGAAGTCGAGTGCGACCATACCGTATTTTGCTGTCGCATCGTTTGGAATACCAAAACGTGCAACGAAATCTGCTTCACCACCCGAGACAAACGTAGGCTCATCGACAGGACCCCACTGGAACGCACCAGCAAGAGCTGCGATCTTATCCGATTTTTCTCTAGTGGAAAGCGTACCAGCTTCTTGCTCCAGCGTCACAACGCCAGGAGATAAAAATAATGCCATATGAAATCCTCTTTAATATATTGTTAAACACAATTGCTACATAATACAATTATTTAGCGTCTCTGATTTATTTGACTATTCCATCATCCACTGATCGAAAGTCTTGTACAGATTCTCAGTCACGTTGACCTTCATGCCACTAATCATACCCTCGTACACATTCTCGTGAGTTTCATCTTTAGTGATATGACCAAATGGCAACACGTCTTCCATGAGCCGATCTACGTTCTTTTGATACAGATGATCACCGATATTGCTACTCGTGTAATCGTTAAAGAATTCTTGCTTAACGAACCAGGAGAACAACACCAGAGTCATAACAGTGTCGTCATGACAATCTTCATCAGCCTCGAAGCTTGATCCCTTCAATACAAAGGTTCCCAACTCTTCGATCATCTCTTGATCTTCAATCAGCAGATACTCATTCTCCAGCAGAGTCTTGAGATTAGAGCATCCAATAGACTTGACCTTCTTCGTGGTTCTGACACCAGGTACTGTAGTCGAGCCTTTACCACCCACCCGAACCTCACCAATAGAGCGCTGGGAACTGGAAGTCAATACCATATTCTCATATTCGAGTTCATAGTAAAGGATGTAAGTCACTTGACCACCTACGTCATTGTTTGCCTCTACCAATACAGGACACTCACCATACGTCTGGCACATGTTCATAATTGTGTGAGGGAACAACAGAGGGCTAATCTGGTTATTTCTAAACTTGGCAACCACACGGTATGGATAAGACGTTACATCTATAATAGTACATACGGAATAATCCAAACCGAGACCACCAGCAGGGTCAGCGATAGCTACATACTTACGCTCGGAGTCATATTCAGCATAGACTTTGAAGCTTTCATCCTTGTGCTGGTCATCTTCATTTATTGGATTCATCCACTGCAACCGCTCAAGAATATCAGCAGGAATCAGTGTACCGGACGAGCCTTGGAACTTACAAGC